TGTTGGGTTAAGAGTCTTTTGACCAAATACTGCAAGGCCTCTTCCTGGGAAGTTGCCAATTGGGTTAATTTTGTTACTGTAAAGACTGTCTCTTTGACCTTCACTTAAACTAACTGCTGTCCACTTACCTGTTGTTGCATCGATGTAACCTACGCCGGAAGCGTTTGAAACAAGACCTCTTTGGAAGCCTGCTGGTGCAAACCAAGGGAATGATACCTGGTCGTTATATGCAATAGTTCTTAAAGCAATATGTGAACCTGGTACTGCAACACTTGAACCGTCTAAGTTAGAAGAAAGACCATGTGGATAGTAAACACCCATGTAAGGTGAACTTGATAAAAGTCCATCTTCGCCGTTTTCAAGAGCAACATTACTGTTGTTTGCCCACGCCGCTGTGCTGGATGAATCTGCCGCTAATCTAAATGGTGCGTCTGCAACAATAAATGCTGTTTCTTTACGATCTACATTTAAAGCAATCATTTCGTCTGCTAATTCAGGATAACCTGGAGAAGCAATTAGATTGAAACGATTTGTTTCATTTCTGATTTCTTGGTTAGTGCTGATAGCCGATTGTAAACCTTGTACAACTGATCTTCTCTGTGCTTTACGCAACATATATGGAGAACCGTCTGCTTTTTGTCCACTGTAGTCTACCCATCTGTCACCAATAAGTGTTCCGGCTACTGTGTAAGCAATGTTCCATTGCTTAACGTTACCGCCACTTGCTCTCTTATTCCATGCTAAAATATTAGTTGGATATAAGTCGGCGTTTGGTGCGTCTGCATCTACTGATGCTGATGCTGATGCTCTGAAGTCAGCAAATACAATACCTGCATCACTTACTTGATCAGTGTTGTCAATTGCTACCCATAAAGCAGATGCTCTTTTGTACATCTTAGGATAGTTTTCTAAGTCACTGCTGTCAACCCAAATGTCGCCGTCTACTAATGCACTTGCGCCATCTGATTGTACTGTTGGCTCACTTGCCGCAACGTTAACATCATATGCCCAAGTAGCCCATGTGCCACCGTTGTTGTATAGAATGTCAATGCTGTCATCTGATACAACACTGTCATACCATAATGTACCGTCAGTTAATGTACCTGTGATTGCGGTTGTACTTGCTTCAAAACTTAAGGCTTCCCAGTTACTATATGGAGTATCTGCAACAAGATTTAAATCTGTTGGATCAAATCCACCTACAGTTCCTGCCTTAATTTCGAGATCGTAACCTGCACTACTTGTGATAGTGATTTTACCTGCAACGTTAGCCACTGCAACTTTATCAGAGAACGTATCTGCCGCTACTGCTGTGCTTAATGCTGAGTTAAATCCTGCAACCATTTCGTCAACACTTAGGAATCCGTCTGTGTCTACGTCAAAGTTATGGAATGTTACTGCAATTTCACCTGAAGCACCATTAACGTCATCTCTGTCGTTAACAATTAACTTGACTGCTGTAGTACCGTTAGTATGAGCTGTTGCCGATGTTGCTGTATCGCTTAATGCTGATGTTGATTGAGCTATAAGTGTTTGTGCGCCATTGTGTCTTTTAATTGACACTGTAGCGTCTGCACTTGAATAATCTACCCAAATGTCACCAGTTGTTAATACTGGATAAGCCGCAAATGCTTGGTAAGAATGTTCCTTACCTTCAACTGTTTCTAATACCCACTGTCCTGTTGAACTGTTATAAACTTTAACCACAACGTCTGTACCATTGTTTGGTTTGTTAGTTTGTAAGTATAAATCACCACTTGCTAATGCACCACCACCTGATTTGGTAGTAGGTACTGATGTATGAGGAGCAATTTGGAAATCTTTTGATCCACTTGCTGTGTCCCATGCTGTAGCACCAATGTGATACCATGTGCCTGATAATTTATTATATAGTTTTGTGTCTGCAAGTGAGGCGCCTGCCGCATCTTGATAAACAACACAATAATCGCCGTCAACACCAAATGCCGCTTTAGGCTCTGAGCCTGCTGTTACATCTGCTGATGAAGGTTGCTTAACTGTTTGCTTGACCCATGCACTACCGTTGAACTGCTTTAGTCCCCAAACGGTTGCTGATGTGTCTAACCAATACGCTCCATTGTTAGGACGTGATGTAGGTGCTGAAGATCTTGCTTCTAATTGACCTAAATCTAAGTCTGCTCTTAAAACGTATGCTCTGTTGGCTAAGCCTAAGAAACTGTAAGCGGCCATTAAACCATATTCGTTTAGTTCATGTCCGTGTAATTGAGTTCCGCCGCTTGCCTTGAATGCTGGATTACCATAGTTAGTTAATAGTTCTCTCTGCGAAGTGATAAGTTTTACGTTACCTGCTTCTGCCGATGCCGTGAATGCCGCTGTACTACCTGCTGGAGCACTTTTATCTTGTGCTGTAGCGATAATAATAAGTGGAACTGTACCTGTTCCAGCCGCCGCATAAAAGGATTCGTCAGTGACACTAATGCTAACACCTGGTGATGTTAATTCTGCCATTTTATTTCTCCCATTTTTAAATTTAAAATATATGGACAAGTATTTCTACTTGGCTACATGTATTTATGACATTTGGAAGATTTTATGGCGTTTTGAAAGGTATTGACTGATATTAGACGGTATTAGGTAGTATTATTTTTAGCAATATAACTAAATACAACGATTAAACAACTTTAAGTTCTCTGAACTCTCCAGTGTCCCAATTCCTTATATTATCCACTTGATGCTGTAAGTCTTGTAATGTACCATTATTGTTTATGGTATAATCACAAGGATAACCAGCCCAATTCCATTCACTTTCGTGAACATCTTTATAAGTAGTTTCCATTATACGTCTGCTAACAACGTTAGTTGCCGACGTAGATGCTGTTTCAAACCAGTCTGGTAATTCACCTCGTTGCACCCAAATAATTTTTCCACCCATATTTTTAATAAGATCTAACTCATTTGTAAAACGTGCATCGCTTATCACAACACAAGGTGCATCAGCACGTTGTTTCATTATGCGATATTCGAGACTGCTTAACCATATGTCTTCATTGAAATGATTACGCATTACTTCTGTGCCCATTAACTGTAATGCAAGACGTGGAGTAAAATTAGATATACCTAATTTTTTTGTCCAATACATGTCTGGCGTTTCTCTGAAGTCTCTGCTTTCAATAGTGTCGCCTGTGAGTAACGATCTTTCCCAACCAAATATTGCTGAACATACATCTTTAAGTGGGGCGGCAAAACTATCTTGCTGACAGCCTTTTTCTACAAACATTTTTGCTACGGTGTCTTTTCCTGATCCTATAAATCCGACTAAGCCTATTAGCATAAATTTTATCCTATAATAAATCCAAGCGGTAAATTACCTTCTTCCATATTGTGTACTGATTGAATCAGCGACTCTATTTCAGCCTGTGCTTCACCTTTGAGTGTTTCACCGTTAAGTTGTATTGCGCCGCCGGCTCCTGGTAATCCTGAAGCATACTTGCTTCTTGCTTCGCCTAACATCTGTTTAGCAGATGCTAATGTCCAGTCTGCTAACCACTTGCCTGCATACACATCATTTAACAGCATGTGTTCTGGTATGAAATTATACACACCAACTGCTACTTCCTCATCGACTGCTACGTTGCGTAGAATCTTTAACACCTTAGTGTTCCTGTTCCAGAGGAAATTATATTCGCTACCAAAGATACGACCAATTGTTTCTTTGTATTGTGAGAATGCATCAAAAGTTGCTAAGCCACCAATCTGGCCTGCATTTAGTAGATACATGTTATTGAATGCTACATCAAATGGATCAAAATTACTACCGGATCCACTGTTAGTTCCAACACCTCGTCGATATAATCTACGTACTTCCATTACCTCATTGGGCAAGGTATACTCAGTTGTATTAGGTTGCGTCTGAATAAAGATAACACTCTCTTCTACAGCACCTGAACTTAACTGTCTATATTTTTTTAATGCTTGATCAATCGCAACATCGTAATGTTCGCGATCTAATTCCACATCAACAACGCCATCAGCAAGACGTAATTGCGTCTCTTTGATAAGCTCTTCTCTGTTGTTATATCCTATTTGGTCTTTTGGCATAACACTATTTATCACTTATTTAACTAAAAGGTCTTAAGAATGATTGTGTTTTCGTTAAATCTGCCATTTAATACAGTATCTGTAGTTTTGATGTCGTCGAATGCTTTTTGATACTTTGTTTTAGCATTACCCTTAAACAACTTTAGTTGCTCTGCTGGTTTACGTAATGTTTTTTGTCTACTTTTAAGAGCATCAAATTCTTGTAAGGTAGTGCCTTTAACACTAATGCCTGTTTTTAATGCTTCAACATAGTAAATACCAATCTTTCTTGTTTTAGTATTATAGACCCAAACTTCAGTAGAATCAATTATTTCTGTTGGGTTAACACTTGCAATACCTAAGTCACTGTCGTTAATTTGGTACTTTAATTTGCTAACTATCTTGTCTCTGCTTACTGCTTTTGCCTTACGAGGCTTACGACTTGCTTTACCTGTAGCAATAAATGTGTCACATGCAGTGTTTATTTTTTCATAGAACTCTAAAAATGCTTTACGTAATTTAGGTGAAAAATTGCTGTATGCTTCTTTGATATCTTCATCTTTCCATTCAGAAACTACCTTTGCTTCTGCATGTTCATTCTCATATATGTCCTTGATAATTTTTGCATGGTTTGGTTTAATCACACCGCCTGCGTATGCTCTCATATCATTGTATGGATCAAATGGCTTTAATGTTGTTTTGCCGTCAATCATGTCATCTAAGAAACCGTCCCATTCACCACATAACTCTGCAACTTGCTCACGCATACGTTCTTGTATGCTAATGACTACTTTAGGTTTTTCTTTTTCCTTTTCTTCTTTTTCTTCGAGAATTGTTAGACCACGTTCATACCATTCAACTTTACGTTTTTCAATATATGCTCTCATAACCTCTGGCATGAATCCTAACTTAGATTCTAAGTAGGCCGCCGTTGCTGATGTGCTCCATGCCCAATCAGGATTTCGTAGGATAACTTCGATCTCTGCCTTTTCCCAACCTGACGATTCTTTCATCCACTTGCGGAAGATTGCATTTTTTAGTTTGTCAGAAATTTCAGTACGAGCAAAGTAGTCGCAGTCACGAAATACTTTCTCCTGGTTTTCTGGTGGGGTGTCTTTAAAATTTTTCCAGACAGGTTCTGGTGTTAAATAAATATTCTTCGATTTTCTTTTTGCCATATCCTTTACTACTCATACAATAAACTTCGTTAGTATAACACATCATTATGCTTTGTCAATGATGTTACTTAAATAACCTCTTCTACGTCTAAACAAAAGATTGTCCACA